GTTAAGGCTACGAGCAGCTTGCGCTTGTGGTGACTCATCCTTGGATGACAGATTAAACGCACTGTCAATCATACTCTTTAGAGTACGCAGACCGATTTCCTTAGCAACAGGGATGCCGCGATCTGACAGTTTGTTGCCATCAACAAAGATGTTATGCCACACCTTGCGCTTGTCGAACTGACCACCAGCGATAGTGACCTCAATCGGCAACCACTTGGCATTGCTTGACTGTGATGACTTAAAGAAGTTACCCGCGCCAAACTCTGGCAGATCAATGTCGCCACCAGATAGTTTAACAAAGCCACGAGCGACTGTGCCATCAGGAATTAACTCAAAGGATGTGTTATCATACTCTTGAGCAGGTACGTTGTTTAGGTTAAGCATTGCTTTCTTCTCCTTCTGCAATAACCACTTCATTTGGATTGACGAATGCCATTGGCCTGTCAACCTGTGCCACCCCACCAGACATCTTTTCAAGAAGCTTGCCCAAGTGCGGCTCTTCAATTAAATCCAACCGACCACTGCGGTCTTTAGCTGGATAGTTCCACTTGTTCAAAGTCTGACAAACAAAGGCACGGAACTGGTTGCCCTCATCGCTTGTTAGCGTTGTCATCGTCAGAACCTCGTCAACGATGCCGGGCAACTCGCGCCCAGTCTTGCTACCCTCAATCTGAAGAGAGTATTCGCTGCGTCCGTAATCGTCAGTCTTTTCGTCTAGGATGCCGACAAAGATCACGTTCTTATCGCGGATATGCTGCAAGTGTGTTAGCCAAGCCATCATCTCACGACCCTGCATTCCGTAGACTGCACGAGTGTCCAGCTTTCCAGAACGCTCAGAGCGAGACTCTGGCTGGTTTTGGCAATGGCTAAAGCAAAGACGACCAGCCACTGTGATACTGTCAACAAAGATTGTATCGTACTTGGCCAGTGTCTGATGCGGATCGCCATAAATAGAACACACATACTGATAGTGTGCCTTGCTGTATGGCGCATCATCGTTTAGCGCTTCGTTAGGGCCACCTAAGAAGCAAGCAAAGTCACGGCAGTCCTGCCATGTCTTCGGACGCAACACATCAACCTTTACACCTTCGATAGCAGCATCACCTGCCTCCAAGTCCATAAAGAGTGTTGTGTCAGTGTTTAGGGTGCGGACAAGACTGGTCTTGCCCACCCCTGACTTGCCAGCGATCACAATCTTGTGACCGCGCTTTTCGGCAAGCCGCTCTTCTGCTGAAATAATTTTAAGCATTGTCAACCTCAATGTTTACGGATGTGCCTTGCAGAAGAACAGTGCGACACTCTGATAGAGCCGCTTTGATTTCTGGTGGGGCTTGTTGGAATTTGGCCTCTGCAACAGAGACCTTTAAAGAAGCATAGTGCTTCGCCGTATCTTCATCCATCGCATCAAGAGCAGAAATCAACTGATCCTGATCCCACTCAACCTTCTTACGAAAGTCGATAGTGATCTTAAAGCCATCAGACTTGAGCGTTGCTTGCCCAAAGTCTTTGCCCTTATCAGCAAGGTACTGACGAGCCTGATCTTCAAATTGCTGGATGAGAGAATTGTTAATGACCTTTAGTTCTTTTTGAAGGTCACTAATCTTTTGCATAACGTCATTGCGCCGCTCATAGACCGGCGTAAGATCGTTAGGAATAAATGGGGCTGGAGCGTTAAGCATGTTGCCCTCCTTTCGTTTAGTTGCTTCCACGATTTATATTTAGGAAACCTCAAAAGGATTGTCAACTATTTTTCTTAGATAATTTTATCTCAATACCGTGAACCGCCTTCATAAGCTTCTTTTTTAGTTTGAAATCAGCGGTTTCCACACCCTTTGCATCTTCAACAATTTCTTTTGTGGAGCCGTCTTCCTCAACTTCTTTGTATCTGAAGTCTGCAATGTACCTACAAATTTTCTCACCGTTTACAACTATGTCATACTTTATTTGTCTCTCTAAGTCTCGTATAAACCCAGCGCGTTCCATAGACGTAAGTTGCCCCCAACGCTCTGCCTCCCATCTGGAGTCAAATGTGAACCCCATAAACTGTGTCTTCTTTGCGCCGTATTTATTATACTTGCGATAACCCTTAAACATGCTAATATATGCCCATTGTTGTTAACTTATGGGAGCATTATAATGGCCGATCCAAAGCAATACAAGTCAGTCGCTGTAGATATTAACACGCACAAGAAGCTCGTTAAGCTTTCCACTGACGAACACCGCAAGGTTAGCCAGCAAATCGCAAAGCTTGTCTATGACGCATATCAAGACCGGTACGCAGATGAAGTGAGGTCTGGGATTGGGTCAGCAGCATGAGGCCATTTTACGAAACGCAAAATGATTTAGACCTTGAGCAAATTGTTATGAAAAAGTTCTGTGCTTATAAAGGCTATACAAGCTTTGAAAAGTGCAGCCTTGAAGATAGGCTTGATTTTAGCTTTTATCATAACAAAGAGCTTTGTGGTTTTGCTGAAATAAAAGTAAGAAAAAACTTATTTAACAAATACCCTACATACATGATTAGTTTAACCAAACTGCAAGCTGCTTGGAGTTTAAGCAAAAAGCACAAAAAGCCCTGTTATCTTGTTGTGGCTTGGAAAGACTGTATAGGGATTGTTGATATGTTTAGTCGGCCATATGTAGATGTGGGTGGCAGAACTGACAGAAATGACGCGGCAGACATAGAGCTTGTCTGTCACTATAATATAAATCAGTTTGACGTTTTTGCATCGTGGAGCATTACATGAAGGAAAAGGGGCCTATACAAAAGCTTATAGACACTGGGCAATGCCCCCGCTGCCGCACAGCGGTAGACTATAACAAGAACCCGGTTGTGTGTGAGGTGTGTAAGCTAGAGATAAGGAACGCGACTAAAAGCCAAAATAACTCATAGTTTCGCGCCATGTGTTTTGCGTTACATTCTCGTCAAAAAATTTTATTGTTTTTCTTTTGCTGACGTTGTTGCGCAGCTTATGAACTGGGACAAACCACACACGCTCTAAGTCCATAGCCACCATTGCCACGATATCGCAGTCTTCTTCAGTTAGGGGGGTTTTCTTTCCCCCTTTGCTTGTCATGAACTGATACCCTACATCCGTGCGCTCACGACTACGACGTTTAGCAACGCTTGCCTTTACCTGTATGCGCCACATGCGCCCTTCATGCTCTGCAACTATATCGCTTGTGCCGAGATTAATAATGCTGCACGGGATGTGCATCTTCAGCAATCGAAGCGCACATATGTACTCACCTATAGTTCCAGAGTCTATTGCTGAGAATTGTTGTTGTCGCATACTTCCCCTTGGCAACAATCATATATGACCTGATCACATTCTAAACACTGTTCGTGTCCATGTACAACAATTGTTCGTAATTTATTTCCGCAACGGGGGCAGTGTTTGTAATAGTTTTCAGTCGTTTGATTTTTTCCCACAGTTAATTATTTCCTCTATAGTGCGTCCGCAGCCAATACATCTTACGCGCTCTTTGTCTAGAACACATATCCCGACACATGGGCTTTTAGCCAAAGTAGGTTTTGACTTTGTTTCGCTTGTTGACATTTTTTTTGTGCTGACCGGGACGGCGAATCCGTTTACGCTGGATACGAACATTTTCTATCTTCTTAGCCATCTGCTAAAGCCCTAAACCTTGCTGTGAGACGTTTGGCGCGGTTCGGCACCTGATCAAACCAGCGGCTGTCTTCAGCCTCTGCGGCCACAGTCATCCACATTTTAGGGTCTTCCATAGCTTCAGCTACAGCAGCCCACATACGCTTGAACTTATTAAGGCGTGGGTAGCCGAGGTTGAACGTCATGTTGCATAGTGCTAGAGCCGCGTCAGGGTACTTTAAATCAAGCTCGTTAAAGTCTACACCAACATTGTTGCACAGCCTGTGACAGTCTTCTATCGTTACGGCTACGTCTAGGTTGAACGCTTGACGAACTCTTTCTTCTGACACCTCTGTGCCAACTGGCTGACCATGCTCGGGATCGCCCTCTTTTATGAGGTGGCCAATTCGATCCATGCCATAAGGGATCTGGACGAGATACTCCGGCGCATCTTCAGCACAATTAGGACCGTCTTTCATGTGGAAGGGGTTTCATTGGCACTCCACGATTCGGAGCAGAAAGAG